TTGTAATCGCCGAAGGCGGTTTCAAGAGCGGCGAGACGAGAAACGATGTCAGCGATGCTGATCTCGTCCTCCTTGGGTTCGATTTCGATTTGTGCGTCTTCCATTTGTTTGAAAAATTTGTCAACTTGCTTGGCCGTAAAACTAAAAAGCCCGGTCGCATTTGCGGCAGGAGTTTGCACGAGATCGGCGCTGTAAAGTTCCGCGCAACTCGCGAAGTTCATTCCATCCACTTCGCGGATAGGGCCGCTGAATGCGATGCTGATACCGAACGTGTCGGGGAGTTTGCTGGAAATCTCCAAGACGTAATCATGCATGGGCGATGTTTGCAGAAGGTTGAGATCGCCCAAGAGTTGCGATCCGACGATGCGGAAATTGTTTACGAATCCGACGATGTCCTTGATCCCTGCACCGTGATCCAGATTGACCTTGACGCCGCCCTTGTAGGACTCGGCGCACTCTTTGACTTGCATCAAAGTCGTCTCGTCCACGTAAAGTCCGTGACCCTTCGCTTCGCCGATTGAAATGATTGATACACCTTCGATGACATCCATGCGAAGGCGCGGATGTCAATTAGTCGTCCAGCAATCCCATCGCCGCTTGTGCCATCAAATAAACTTCCAACTCGTTCTCTTCCTCGCATCCGATGACATTAAACGTGCTGGAAATTGAAAGCCCTGCGCGACTCACTCCCGCATGATTGCGACTACCGAGCACCGTTGTTTTTGCGCTGATCGAAAGCCCTGCCTCGCCAGCATTCGAGAAGCAAGACGAACCTACAATTTGAATGCGCGAACCGGCGCATACATCCACATTCGCGACCGAGAAAACAAGACGATTCCCGCGAACTTTGATCGTGACCTTGCGTTCTTCGAGTCCTCGTCCTCCGCCACCAGGAAGATCGGTTGGAGAAATAGGGACAGGTGGAACAACTGAAACGTATAGCAAGCCCTGCACGCCGATGGATATCGGCGTTGGGCTTGGCATTAAGCCCTGCGTTGCGATGAGCAGGGAAGCTAACATCAGCCTAGACCCTCGTTACTACGGTGTTCGTCGTGCCGTCGCCGGTGATCGCTTGCGTGATCGCTCCCGCCGAGCGTAGCGTTGGCGTGACCGTGAGCGCGTTGGCGATGTCTAAACCGTGGATCGCGTGAACTTCGGTGATCTCCGTGAGTTCTGGTGCGAGTTCCGTTCTGACCGCGCTGGCATTTCCTGCCGCCGTCGGTATCGCGGCAAGTTGCGTATCGAGATTTGCACTCGTCAACCCTATCGCTGCTCGCACGTCGGCGGCGGTTAGGGTTGCTGTGCCTGTTGTGTTATCGACAGGCACGCCGAATGCGACCGATGACGCCGATGGAATGTATGCAACGCCCGTCAATGCTCCGCTTGCGTAGACTGTTCCGAAGCGCACGTCCGTGATGGCGGCTTGTCCTAGGGAGTTGTCGGCGGTGAAGAAATCGCTGTAGGTTGTCGATCCGTTTTTTGCTTGGCGGAATTTTGCTGTTGTCGGCGTGGGATCGATCAAGAATTTGCTGGCGTATACGGCGGATGTGCCGTTTGCACTGCCGATGAGCGATCCGCTCACCTTGACGCTGGCGGCTGTGCTGTCCGATGACAATCCATTTGCAGAGTTGGTCGCGGTGATGTCGCCTGTCGAAACGACCGTGCCTGTGCTGGCGTTGTTGAGGCCAAATGTGCTGCTGCCGCCGCTTCCGCCTGTAACGGTGCTGGAAGTGATCGTGACCGTGCCTGTGCTGGCGTTGTTAAGACCGACGGAGGAGGTGCCGATTCCACCTGTAACGGTGCTGGAAGTTACGGTGACCGTGCCCGTGCTGGCGTTGTTGAGGCCGTGGCTGCTGCCGCCGCTTCCGCCTGTAAAGGTGCTGGAAGTTACGGTGACCGTGCCTGTGCTGGTGTTATTAAAGCCGTATGCGCTGGTATTACTCCCACCTGTAAAGGTGCTGGAAGTTACGGTGACCGTGCCCGTGCTGGCGTTGTTGAGGCCAAATGTGCCGCTGCCGCCGCTTCCGCCTGTAACGGTGCTGGAAGTTACGGTGACCGTGCCTGTGCTGGCGTTATTAAAGCCGTATGCAAATGATGAAGAGCCACCTGCAACCGTGCTTGCATTCGTAAATGCAACAGTTCCTTCCGCTGACGTGGATTCGATGGCGGGTGCTCCGTTCGCAGTTGTTGTTCCAGTAACCCTGCCGCCTGTCGCAACGATGCCGTCGAGCGTCAGCGTGCCGCTCGATGAAAATGCGATTGCGCGAGTAGATAGCGTAACCGCCGATCCTATTGCACGACATCCTGCGAGCGTTGAGCTTGCGGCGGCGGAGACCGTCAAGCAATTTGCAGAGCCTGCCTGTATGTATGCACCGGTGATGTTGTAGCTTGACGCGAGTGTGAAGCCTCCACCTGTTGCAACGGTGATCGGCGTGTTGACGTAGTTCAACAACGCTCCCATGCGGCGAGCCGTGCCGGTGGTCGCTGTGCCTGCGTTCACGGCTTGGAAAATCTGACCGACTGCTGAGGTGATCGCGACCGGAGTTCCTGCATTTGTTCCTGGAGCAATGCAGTTTGCCGTCAATGCAAAGTTGGTCGTTCCAAGCGAAACGACCATGTAGATTTGTCCCGGAATAAACGAGCCAGATGTGTCCACGGTTGAGCCGGTCAAGTCGATGGATTGATCAAGTGCTACTGTGAAGCTATTCGCGTAGACGGTATCGTTGAGCGTTGGCACTACGCCGCCGCTCCATGTTCCAACTGCGCTCCAGTTTCCAGATGCTTGAGCTTTGATGACGGCCATATTTTAAAGCCCTTCCGCGTAAATGAATTTTTGGATTGCGGCGGATACTTCATCGACCGCGACGACTGCTGGTTGCGAAGCGGAGGCAAGCGAACCGAAAAGAACCGTGCGATTGTTTTCTTGCGACTGCTCGACTTGGTCGCCTTCAAAGCGTGTCGGCGTGAGCGTCAATACAACGCTCGCGTCCTGTTGGTCTGGCGAGTTGTAGCGACTCGCTGTTGCGAGTGTCATTGTATAAAGATCGTAGGTCTTGCCGTCGATGACGATTGGGTTGGTTGGTTTCATATTTAAGCTAGTAAAATCAATGCGCTGGTTTCGGTTGGTTTTGGGAATTTCAATTCAAATGCGCCATCGTAAACGTGCCTCTCGGCTCCGAGGTTTAGAATGCAAAGTGCGGCGTTGCCTTTACTGGCATTGTAGATCATTGCGCCTCCTGCGGCAAATGTTGCAGATTTTAGGACAACGTCGTCGAATGTTATAAAGGCATTCTTGCCGATGATGCCCGTGCGATGCCCCTTGAGTGCTACGCCCCCTGCGGTGTAGCCCATTCCCTTTATCTCGCCTTCGGTTGTGTAGGCTTTTGTCGTCGGCCCGATCTTGGCCGATGCGCTGTAGAGTGCTATGCGATATTCATCGCCAGGTTGGTGGACGCCGGTGATGAGTGCCTTTTTTGCTTCGAGTGCAATTCCGTGAGTTATCATTTATTTTTTCTCCCATTGTGCCATGCACACGGCGGTGCGCTGGCTCTCGTCTGGATATTCGCTCGACATCGTTCCGCTCACCATGCAGCGGCCTATGAAATCGTCTTGCTCTTCATTTCTTTCGGGTGTCGGCATAACAAGCTCATGCTTTGTTTCAAATCCGGTGATGCGTCCGAACGGATCGCGAACGGCGAGCGATACTTTCATCTGTTCGGGTTGTGACGCTTGCATTCCTTTGACTTTGTCAGCGGCCCACACTTGGCCAGCGTCTCCACCCCACAATGCCCAAGCGATGCGGCCTGCGGACGGGAAGCCGTCCTCATCTGGTTGAAAACCCTGTCCTTTTTTATCAACTTCGTGCCGTGAAAAAAACGAGTGCATTCTTTTAACGGTATCGTCCGACAAATTCTTTCCGTTGCTGATGTCGCGAGCGCGTGCAACTCCGACAGCTGTCCCGCCTCGGTTGTATTCTTCGCGCCACTTTAAGCCCTTTAGCGCTTCTTCGACCATTCCCTTGCTTGGCTTGTTCTCGTCTGCTAGATCAACTTGCTTGGCTTGCTCTGTCTGGATTGGCTCTGGTTGTGGCTCCTCTTGAACGATAGGCGCGGCGATAGGCGCGGCGGCTTGAATGGGAATTATTGAATCCGAAATGTATTCGGCAGGAATGTCCATCTCGTTTGCAAGTGATACGATCATCGCGCTTTCCTTCGCCCGTGCTCTGAGTGCTTCTTCGTAGTCTTCGCCCATGTCAGAGTAAATCTGTCCTGCTGTCTTTAATCCCGCCTTCCACAAGTTGATATCAGCATTGGCTTCGCGTCCGTAATCGATCGAAACCTTGGCAGGCCAGCACCAGCGCCCGTCGAGAAGAAACTCGGAATCTGGAATGAGTCCGCGTGCGGCTGCGTCGAGCAAAATAATATTTTTTATCCTGTCGAGGAATTTGCCTTCCAGCAGTCCGCGCCACCGGAGGAACGTGCGTTCTGCCATCGCGGCTTCCATGCGAGCCATTGGGCCACTCTTGTCTGCGTCGAATGCGAATCCGTAGGGAAGACCGACGGCCATGCAAATGTGCGCCTGCACCAAGCGGATGAACTCTCCGAATGCGCCTGTCGGTCTGTCCGACTTGAACATCTCCATCTTCTCGCCTGCGGATAGATAGTTGACCGTTCCTGGGTCTAGTGACTGGAGGCGTGCGACCTGTCCTTGATCGTTCGAGTTGCCGCGTGCGAAGTAATCGCCTGCGTCAGCGGCGCCGCTCTCGGTGGTGATGATGCCGCTTTGATAGCTGGCGTATTTGATCGCCTGCACCTCGGCCTTGATCGCTTCTTGGAGATCGCGCGTTGCATTTAACGCAGTAGCGAAAGCAGACCGCCCACGATATTCGTCAAGTCTTGCTGCATCGAAAAGGTGGATAAACTCTTTTGCAACAATATCAACAGGAGAAATATACTGATTATTGATAGTGCGCGTGAAAATAGTGTATGAAACGGGTCTTCCATAGTCGTCAACATTTATGCCGCCAATGTATTTGTCGGTATCTGTTCTGTCGTAAGGCGATCCGATGCGGTCGGCTTCGACGCTTTGCAATTTTAGGTCTTCGCCGTCGCGGACGATGATGAATCCACAATCTCCATCTCGAAGCATCGCCGTGACAGCAAGCTGCAAGAGGGTTGTGAAATTGTGGCGACCTAGAAAGTCACACTCGTTACACCATTTCTGCCAATACTTTTCGATCTTCGTATCAACCTCGTGATCGCCGGTGCGTGCTTGGTATGCGATACGCCCGGATACGTAGGTTGCAAATTTTAGAAGGAGCGAACGGACGGGCGGAAAGTTGTCTGCTAGATCACGAGCGGCTCGGATGAGCGAAAGTCTTTCGCGTGTTCCTGCCGTGTCTTCGCCACCGCTAACGCCACG